CATATTGGTCTGCAAATCTTGTTGGGAACCTGACCAGCCGCAGTTGCAACTGGGTATGTATCCGGTGGACGATCCGCAAGCATTGCGGAACCCACGTAAGGATAATACGTACTACCAGTCGGGTACGACCGCAACTGGGTCGATTGGTGAAGGTAGTCGGAACATCCAATGGGGCTGGGCTCCAGTAGGAATGTCCCGTAATTTTGATTCTGAACTCACACCAAATAACTTGGTGGGAATCGGACAAGTTGGTACAGTAACGGTTGTGATCACATAAGGAGTTCAAAATGGCGTATACAAAATCTGCTGATGGCATCGCTAAAAAAGGCAAGACCGAAAGTAAAAACCTTGGTAACAGTGGCCCTGCGGTTGGCATCCAAACTGGTGGTACGGGCAAAGGCGGCGGCAAATCTAACACCGACATGAAGTCGATGGGCCGTGGCTTGGCAAAAATTGCAGCACAAAAGCGAGGTTAATCATGGCTACATACAGCAAGAAAATGATGGGTAAAGAAGTTGGCGCTGCCAGCGTTTACGCTGAGCCGCACACAATGAAGGGTAAGCCTGTCAAGATGTCAAGCAACCCCGGCAGCGGCCCAGACCACAGCAAAGCTGATACTGTGAACATGTCTGTTGGAACCATCTACAAGCGTGATAATGCTGGCCCAAAAACCAGCGGCATTAAAATTCGCGGTACTGGCGCAGCCACCAAAGGCGTAATGGCTCGCGGCCCAATGGCCTAAGAGGTAGCGCATGAACTACACCGAGTTGTGCACCAACATTGAGAACATCTGCGAGAACGAGTTTTCTGCGCAGGAGTTGGCTATGTTCACCGAGCAGGCTGAGCAGAAGATTTACAACACGGTGCAGATTCCTGCAATTCGCAAGAACGTAACAGGAGCGATGACGGCTGGTAACAAGTACCTCCAGATTCCGTCTGACTTCCTCTACGTTTATTCGCTGGCCGTGATCAAGTCCGATGGCGAGTATTGCTACTTGATTGACAAGGACGTGAACTTTATCCGCGAAGCGTACCCACGGGATGTAACTGCCACGCGCACAACCCCCAAGTATTACGCCATCTTTGACGCTTCCGCATTTATTGTTGGCCCCACACCTGATCAGTCGTACAGTGCCGAGTTGCACTACGGCTATTACCCCGAGTCCATTGTCACAGCAGGCACTACGTGGCTGGGCACTGAGTTTGATTCCGCTCTCTTGAACGGCGCACTGATTGAGGCTATCCGCTTCATGAAGGGTGAGCCTGACATGATCGCGGTCTACGAGAAGTTGTACGTTCAGGCAATTGGCCTCTTGAAGAATTTGGGTGACGGTAAGCTACGTACAGACACGTATCGCACTGTTCAAGTCCGCAATCCAGTAAGTTAAGGAGTAAGAAATGGCAATCACACAAGCAATGTGCACCTCGTTCAAAGTTGGCATCCTCAGCGCCGATTTTGATTTCGATACGGGCACTTCCCAGACATTCAAAATCGCGTTGTTTACGTCGTCTGCTACGCTGAGCGCAGCTACGACCGCATACAGCACGTCCAATGAAGTCTCCGGCACCGGTTATTCTGCGGGTGGTAACACTCTGACAATCAGTCAGGTTCCCACGTCTTCGGGCACCACAGCGTTCATTGACTTTGCGGACACCACATGGTCAACCGCTACGATCACTGCGCGTGGCGCGTTGATCTACTTGGCCAACGGTACAACCAACCCTGCGGTTGCTGTGCTGGACTTTGGCGGTGACAAGACTTCTACCGCTGGCAACTTCACCATCCAGTTCCCTGCCGCAGACGCGACCAACGCGATCTTGCGCATCGCCTAACAGCGGTGAGTAGGTGGCTGATGCAAAGGTAGCCTTTGAAGGTTGGGGTGCCTCGGGCGTTGCTTGGGGCTCCCAAGGGTGGGGTGTCGGCCATTCAGATGTAACTGCTACCGGCGAGGTCGGTACAGTTGCTGTCACCGCAGACGCAAACGTCTACCCTTCAGGCTTGTCAGCCACAGGGCAAGTAGGCTCTGTTGTTGTTGCTGCTGACGCAAATGTTTTTGCAACTGGGGTCTCCGCAACGGGGGCCATAGGCACGGTCACTGTCGTAGCCACCGCCGTGGTTTTCCCCACGGGTGTAGAAGCCACAGGATTTGTTGGCGCTGTTGATGTTACAGGCGATGCCATTGTGTACCCCTCGGGGCTACAAGCCACGGGCCAAGTTGGTACTGTGGTGGTGCAGGCAGACGCCATTGTCCAAGTCACAGGGGTAGATGGCACAACCCAGCTTGGCACCGTACATGTCTCTGGTACAGCCAATATCTTCCCCACAGGGGTATCTGCCACAGGCGAAGTAGGTACTGTCACCATCGTTGGTGAAGCAGTTGTTACCCCCACTGGCGTGTCTGCCACAGGCGAGACTGGCACCGTCACAGTTGAAGGTATAGCCAACGTATACCCAACGGGTGTAGAGGCTACCGGCGCAGTTGGCCAAGTAACCTTTGCCTTGTCGATTGTTGTCTCCGTTACGGGCGTATCGGGCACAATGGAGTTTGGCAACGTAACCGTTGCAGCGGGCGCAACAGCTACTCCAACTGGGGTTTCCGCCACGGGTGAGATAGGACAAGTAAATGTTTGGGGCCAGATAGATGACGGACAGTCAGCAAACTGGCAAAATATCAACGATGCTCAAACACCCACATGGGTTGTTGTGAGTGATACGCAAACTGCGGGCTGGCAACAAGTTGTCACATAAGAGGGTAAACAGATGACCACACAATACACACCAACGCTGAAATTGGCGCTCCCCGTCACCGGCGAACTCTCTGGTACATGGGGCGATGTTGTTAACGACAACATCACTTCGATGATTGAGCAAGCCATTGCTGGCCTCTCGACAATCAATACTTGGACTGCTAACGCCCACACGCTGACCACAGCCAACGGTACGACTTCAGAGTCACGTTGTGCCATGCTTGTTGCAGCTACTGGCGCTGGTGGTACGGCCCTTACTGGCGCTGGTGAAATTATCTGCCCAGCCGCAGCCAAGCTCTACGTGATGCAGAACACCACGGCTTTCGTTGTTACCCTAAAGACCTCTGCCGGTACCGGTGTAGCAGTTGCTGCTGGCAATACCGCATTCTTGTTCTGCGATGCCACAAACGTCAATTCATGCGTGACCACAATTGTCGATGGCAACATCACTGGTAATTTGACCGTAGGTGGCAATGCCACAATCAACGGCAACACCACGCTGGGTAACGCTACAACCGATACCATTACTGCTACAGCAAGATTCAACACTGACTTGTTGCCTTCAACTGATAACGCTCGTGATCTGGGGTCTGTTGCCAACTCGTGGAAAGACTTGTACATCGACGGTACAGCGTATCTTGCTCTTGTGGACATCAACGGTGGCACGATTGACGGTGTGTCGATTGGCGCAACAACTGCGGCCACTCTCATCAACGTAGACAACCTGCGTCTTGATGGCAACACTCTATCCTCAACCGACACCAACGGCAACGTGGTAATTGCTCCCAACGGTACAGGCGACGTTCAACTGGACGCAGACACGGTGCGTGTTGGCGACTCTGGCGCTGCTGCTACCCTGACATCTAATGGTGCGGGCTCTCTCACGGTGACCACCGGTGGCGCTGCTGACCTCACGCTGTCTACCAACTCTGGCACAACCTCGGGCACCGTGGTGATTGCCAACGGCGCAAACGGCAACATTACGCTGACCCCTGACGGTACAGGCGACGTGATCTTGTCCGCTGATCGCGTGCAGATTGGTGACTCAAACACCGACACAACCCTGACCACCAACGGCACAGGCAGCTTGAACCTGACCACCAACAACGGCACAAACTCTGGCACGATTCAGATTGCCCAAGGTGTAAACGGCAACATTACGCTGACTCCCAACGGCACGGGCTCCGTGTCTGTACCAAAACTTGTTTGGAGCAACGGTACTGCAACTCGCGTTCCTTACCTGACTACCGGTGGCCAGTTTACTGACTCGGCCAACTTGACTTTTAGTGGCACTGACCTGACCGTTTCTGGTGCAGTCAACGCTGGCTCCATCAACGCCACCACGCTTGACCTCACAAACCTTGAAGTGACCAACATCAAGGCCAAA